CTAAGATTAAGGATAATGATTTTGATGTAGTTGTGCAAGATGAAGCACATGGAATGGCGTCTTTTCCAAAGCCAAGTAATAAAGCAAAGGAATTTAAGTCGCGTTTTTCAAGAATTCCATTAATATTATTGTCAGGCACCATGGCGGCTGAGTCATATTCGCAAGTGTACCATCAATTTTATTTAAGTGCTTATAGTCCTTTTAGCCAATATAAGAACTTTTACGTGTGGGCTAAGGTATTTACACAACCAACACTAAAATATGTAAGCTACGGGACTATAAATGATTATTCAAGTGCAAAAATAGATTTAATTGATTTAGTTATACAACCATACATTTTAAAGTTTTCTCAAGAAAACGCTGGGTTTGAAAGTAAGGTAAACGAGAAAGTAATATATTTTGATAGTTGTAATAAAAAGATAATTGATAAGCTAAAAAAAGATAGTATCGTTGAGGGTAAAGAAGAAGTAATACTAGCAGATTCTGGCGTGAAAATGATGAGTAAATTACACCAACTAGAAAGCGGGACAATTAAGTTTGAGAGTGGAAATTCAATGGTAATAGATAACTCAAAAGCATTATTTATAGCGGAACATTTTAAAGGTAAAAAACTAGCGATATTTTATTACTACATAGAGGAGTTTCATTTACTTCAATTTGCTTTCCCTAATCATACTACATCAATTGAAGAATTTAATACTACCGATAAGCATTACATAGGTCAGCAATATAGTTCTGCAATGGGTATTAATTTAAGTTCAGCGGATTGCCTGGTGTTCTTTAACTTTGGATTTAGTGGCACAAATTATATACAATCAATTGATAGGTTAACTACAAAAGACCGTAAAGAAAACGATGTTTATTTTGTATATGGCAAAGGATCGCTAACTGAAAAAATACATCAGGTGGTAAAGCAAAAAAAGACATTCACACTAAAACAATTTGAGAAATGTTAGAAAGTAAAATTCAAACTTCATGTATAAACTACGCTAAAAAAAACGGATGGTATTGTTGTAAAACTATTAAAGTATCTGTTTCAGGATTTCCAGATTTAATTATGCTTAAAAATGGTATTTGTGTCTTTGTTGAATTCAAAACGTTAAAAGGAGTTCAATCAGAATTGCAAAAGTATCAACAAAAGCTACTTGAAAGTCAAGGTTTTAAATACTTTCTTATTCGAGACTTAAAAGAATTTCAAAAAATAATTATAGAAATGTGATTATATTATAATAAATGTATTATATTTGCATATATAAACAATTTAATATTTGAATTATGAGTGGATGTTATGGAAATGATTCTTTTGATAGATACTGGGAATCACAATTAGACAAGTACCTTGATGACAATGATCAAGAGGAAGAAAATGAGGATTACGATTATGATTATGAACGATTAAATGATAAGTAAGATGAACGATAAGCTAGAATTACTTGAAGCATACCTTAAAGGTTTTCAAAGCGCATTAATTAGAAAATCTAATGAATACGGATCAACTGAAAAAATAGAAGTTCAATTAGATATGATTGATACAATTAAATTACAAATACAAAATCTAAAAGAAGATGAATGATTTAGAAAAATGGGCAATAGATGTGAAAGTCTCCCTAGTAAACTACCAAGAAACATACGGAGATAACGATTTCTCTAATGGGCAAGTTTTTATGATAGATAGAGTGTTAAACATAATAAATAAAATAAATGAAGATAGTAGCAGATTTAACGGATAAGCATGAAATTAACCTAAAAATAATCAAAAGACTTGGTTACATATTAGGTGAAGAAGTCAACACGAAACCACAACAAGTTACCCTAGCAATGGATTTATTGCAATACTTAATGTGGGAATTCAGCGAACCAGATTTAATAGAAATAATACTTAAAAACAAAGACAATGAAAGAGCATAATATAGATTGCATGAAACATAGAAAGCACACGCATATAAGCGGTGTAGATGTTGAAATGATTACAGCAGAGAAAGGTAGTTGTATAGTTACAATCAAAGATGCATACTATTCAAAAGGTGTAGATGTAAGTGGTAACAAAACCGATGGTTACTTCCTAGAGTTTGAAGAGGATGTAATGGACATGGTTTGTAATTCTACAAATAGAAAAAGAATAGCAAATAACTTAATGATTGAAAAGAAAATAACTCCATTAGAATCTCGTAACATTGGTAACTGGATAGGATTAAAGATTAATTTAAAATTTGATCCAAATATTAAGATGATGGGAAAGGTAACAGGTGGTATAGTTGTAGATAGCATAAGACTACTTCCTGATTTAATTATTGATAGTGATAACTTTAATGCAGTAAAAGATGCTGTTACAAATAAAGGATATACTATCACACAAGTTCGTAGTAAATATAATTTATCAAAAGAATGTGAAGCATTGCTATTAAAGAAATAATTTGTATATTTGCAAACAAGGATAGGTTAGAGGTAATTGGCTAACTGAAAGACGAAGCGTTTACGTTTTCCTTGTTTCTTTTAAACGCTAATTAAACGTATAAAAAACATGAATGAAATTTGGAAAGATGTACCTGGTTATGAAGGATTGTATCAGGTTAGTAGTTTAGGGAGAGTGAAAAGTTTATCAAGATTAAAAACAAATGGTAAAAGTACACACATATCTAAAGACTTAATAATGAGTCCTAATAAAAATAGAGATGGATATTTATGTTTGTTATTACGAATAAATAATAAATCAAAAACAAAGAAAGTTCATCAACTTGTAGCAATGGCTTTTCTTAATCACAAACCTGATGGCACTCATAAAATAGTTGTAGATCACATTAATCATGACAAACTAGATAATAGAGTTGAAAATTTACAAGTAATAACTAATAGAGAGAATTGCTCAAAGGATGTGAAAAATAAATCATCTAAATATACAGGTGTTTGTTGGGATAAATCAAGAAGTAAATGGGCATCTAGAATAAAAATAAATGGTAAAAATCATTATTTAGGAAGGTTTAATTGCGAAGAAGAAGCAAACCAAGTTTATCAAAATAAATTAAAAACAATATAATTATGGAAAACAAGATTTTTAGAATGCGTGGTAGTCAAGCTGGACTATTACTTACTAATGGAAAAGATGCATTAGGATTAGGCACAAGTTTAATTACATACTTGAAAGATTATTATGCTGAAGAAAAAAGTGGTGTAAAAGAAGAAATTAACTCAAAGTATTTAATCAAAGGGAACTTATGCGAGGCAGAATTAATCGACATTACAGCTGAAAGATTAGGGTTAGGTATCTTAGAAAAAAATGAAATTAGATTTCATGACGAACATTTCTCAGGAGTTCCAGATTGCATTACCGATGAATTTATTATTGACACTAAAAATTCATGGAGCTATAAAACATTCTTAGATGCTATAACAAGTCCAATCAATAAAGACTACGAAGCACAATTACAAGTGTATATGCATTTGACAGGTATAAAGAAAGCGAAGTTAGTCTATGGATTATTAGATGTTCCTGGTGAAGCAAACTACGGTAATGACATCTTCTATAGTCACATGCCAATAAACGAAAGGTTTTATGCTTTTGATTTGGAATATGATCCATCTATGATTGAGCAAATGCAGAATAAAGTAAATAATTGTAAAATATTTTTAAAAGATTATGATGCAAAAATCAAATTATTACTTGGATAAAAGAGATAATACTGTTGTCACGTTATTACTACGTGGCAATGGTTTCATCCGAGTTAGACCACATAAAGGATTAGATATAGTAATGAGTGTAGAATGCTTTGAAGAAAATTTTAAGAAGATATGAATAAACAGATAAACAATACATTCCAAGTACTATGCTTAATGCAAGTAGCATTGGAGAAGTTAGAAGATATGCCAGAGGGAAACATCTTTAGAGAGAATAATTATGATACAATAGACAACTTCATTAAGTATCTCGAAGGAAATGTTGAGCCGTTGACAAGCGAGATTAACGTACAGGAGTCAGATAATTATATTTATATCTGTAAGAACATTCGTAAAGTAATAGACAAAATTAGAATCAAATGAAAATAATAATCGCAATGTGTGTTTGGTGCGTTCTAACGAGTTTTAAAGCTACTTACTATAGTGATGTATTCCATGGTAAAGTTATGCGTTCAGGAGCAATCTATGATATGAATAGACTAACTTGTGCATCAAATACACATAAGCTAGGAACTAAACTAAAAGTAACTAACTTAGATAACGGGAAGAGTGTGATAGTTAAAGTAACCGATACAGGTTCATTCCGTAAAGTAACACTAGACTTATCAAAGAAAGCGTTTAGTAAGATAGCTGAATTAGATAAAGGAGTAATAAATATTAAAATAAAGAAGATATG